AAACTCAATTAACTGACTTGAACCCTGGTACTTCTATGGTTAGAGCAGACAATCAAAGCCTAATTGCTTCGGGAGCATTAAACATCGATGTTACAAACAATTTGGCAACTCACACATCTGATTTATTCCCGGATAACTTTGGTCCAGCAGCATTGTCTGAAGCATTTATGGTTGTAAATGACCAAATGTACCTTACAGCAGGTAACTATGGAGCCCTTACTGCAGCTGCAGCTCAAGTAATCGTAACTGCTAGAGTACGATGTAGAGTTGTAAAACTATCTCAAGAAGACTGGATGGCCATTGCTATACAATCAACCGCTAGTGATAACTGAGGGTGATACCTTGGTTAAGATAGAGGGAACTCTCGATGAAATCCGAGAACTTATTGGCGATGCTAGGCGCACTGTTAGGGATGTTAAGTCTACGACTAAGAAAGTGGCTAAGACGGCCCAAAAAACTAAGCGTAAACTATCAGACTGGCAGCGATACATCAGAAACAAAGCCAACCACATTAAATTTAAACGTGGAGATAGAAAAGGAAGATTAGATCTAAAGAGAATGTCAGCTGCTTTCAAAAGGAGTAGAAAGAAATGAGTCCTCAAGAAAAGTTTCTTCTAAAAATAGGAAGATTACCAGGCAAACCCAAATTACTGGGTAAACCTAAGAAAAAGAAGGAGGCTAAAAAATGAGCAAGGAGGAAGATATGCAAAGAACTCTATGTGCAGAGTTTCCAGGTTTTGCCGCTGAATATGATGGCGTCGCAAGAGCATTGGTTCAGGTTTATGGCGGTTATACTTCATTGGGTGCTGATGTATTTTACGCACAAACAGATATAGATCTATCTGGTTATGCAATGGAAAGAAAAACTTTCTATCCATATAGTTCATTTGAACAAAGAAGCGGTGCTACTTTTTCGGAAACTATTGCTTCACCAACAACTCAACCATATATTGTTGAAAATACAATTGTTTCATCTGTACCATTAAATGAAACAGAACTTAGTATATTTGGAGCTGCTAACCTTTCCCCTGGCTTTTCTACCACTTTTGGCTTTGGTGGAAGATTTGATAGAACTGTAATTATTCATGGAGATGCTAAACTTTACACGTTAGATAGTACCATATCTATTTCCGGTCAATCTGATGCATTTAGATTAATAGATAGACAAGCATATTCCTCTTTAGAGCCAACTGCAGCTGATAAATTATATTGTTATCGTATTGTTTATCTTTCTGCCACAGATGGGGAAATGGCTAATGCATCTGTTCCCGATTCTAGAGTTCTAATACCTGGTACTTTGTCTACAGAACCTAAGCTAGAATATATGATGAGGCTAAAGAGATCATACGAACTTGCTAACCAGGTGTAAACATGAGTGATGACTATCCGACGTTACGTCGCATAGGTAAATGGATTTACGAAATATGGGAAGGAAGACCCGATACACCAGTATGGGTGAAAGGAACTCCTTATGCTCTAGCGTATGATGTTGTAGATACCGCGGTAGATATACAAATTCAAGCCGCGAAAAAAATCTCTGAAGGTAAAGTAGCAGGAAAGAATCAGTATAATGATATTGAAAGAGATCGTGTAGAGACTATAGGATTCAAACCTGTTTACTCTCCTGGCGGTTTTCAAGTTTAGTCGGGTTCAATGCTTCGCCTAAAACTAGCTTCACATAGGGGTTAGTTGTAGATGCAAACAACATAGCCATCATCTTACGCTCGGGTATGTCAGGAGTAGCCTCAAAACCTTTCAGTCTTTCAGTGATAGCGTTAGTAATCCATTTACTTCTTGAACGACCTTTGTACGTTGTCAACTGATCTAACTCTTCGACTATCTTCAAAGGAATAGATACAGATATTTTCAATGCTCTATTCTTCATTTGTTTCACCCTGGTAATTTCCACACTCGCATACTGATGGCATGTCATCACAATTAATACATCTTAGATGTTCACAACATCCTAACATTCCCATGTGATAAATAGGTTCATTATTTTTTAACCAGGAAATAGCACATGACATATCTAAATCTCTTAACCAAACTTTAGATTTACCACAAGCACAAGAAAAAGAAATCTTTTCAATTTGTTCTGCTAAGTAAGGGCAGGCTATAGAATCCCACGGATCACTCATTTTGAACCCTCTTTAATGGAGTTGGAATCTTGATTGGGAACGATTTGTACCCGCAAGTATCACAAACTTTCTGAACATATCCCTCCGGATATATGGTTCTCATCTTTCTTCGGCCACAATTAAAACACTGCATTAGTTAGGGGGAAGTATTACCCCTATTAAGTGGTTACTACCGAGAGGAGTAGTGCATTTAGATTATAGAACAGAGTCCTATAACCGTAAGAAATAGAACAGATGTTCAAGAGAAGATAACTAATAACATATAATAACTGTCCCTATCATGATAGGTTTATGGCGAAAGCAAAGACAGGTAGTTTCTATTTGACAGAATCTATTCTATTACCAGCAGGAAGCGCAGACGGCACAGTCGTTCAAGGAACAATCGATTTAGGAGCATACGTTAATGTTCCAACAGGACAAGCAATAGCAGTAGAACACGTTGACTTCGTTTACCAAATTGGATCTAACTTTTCATCTGATGTCGGTAATATGCTGCAAACAAACGGTTCACTTCAAACTCAATTAACTGACTTGAACCCTGGTACTTCTATGGTTAGAGCAGACAATCAAAGCCTAATTGCTTCGGGAGCATTAAACATCGATGTTACAAACAATTTGGCAACTCACACATCTGATTTATT